ACACCCGCCTAAAGCTTTCAGACGATCCCAGAGCAGTTGATATGTGTGAGCAAATCGAGCAGGGTGCTAAGATGCTCTACGGTTGGTGGGAGACACAAGACGTGCTCTCGCTAATGCGAGAGATGCTTGCCAAGCTCGACCAGTTTGAGAAGGAGATAGAGGCAGAGGGTTGACGCCGACCTCTGCCTATGTTAAAATGACTAAGTGACAGGCGTCACAAAAACCAAATCTAATTTAATCCGAGGTAATCCTATGTCTTTTGCCGATCTTAAGCGTAAATCCCAGAATTCTTTTGCTGATCTTGCTAAGAAGTTGGAAGAATCATCTTCTAGCAATGTCGATACGCGCTTCTGGAAACCATCTGTTGATGCTGCTGGTAATGGTTTCGCTGTTATTCGTTTTCTTCCTGAGCCTGATGGTGAAGATATGCCATTCGTGAAACTGTATTCTCACGCCTTTCAAGGTGATGGTGGTTGGTATATCGAAAACTCTCTTACTACCAATGGCGGTAAGGATCCTGTTGCAGAATTGAATCGTCGTTTGTGGAATAGCGGTCGCGATTCTGATAAGGAGGTTGCTCGTAAGCAGAAACGTAAACTGTCTTACTACGCCAACATCTATGTGGTGCAGGATAAAGCAAACCCAGAGAATGAGGGTAAAGTATTTCTCTACAAGTTTGGTAAGAAAATCTTTGACAAAATCCAAGCTGCTACCAGTCCAGAGTTTGAGGATGAAACTCCCGTGAATCCTTTTGATCTGTGGGAAGGCGCCAACTTCAAACTAAAAATCCGTAACGTTGAAGGTTACTGGAATTATGATAAGTCTGAGTTTGCTACCTCTTCTGCTTTGAGCTCTGATGAGTCTGTAATGGAGAGAGTTTGGCGTCAGTGCTATTCGTTGCAGCAGTTTACTGCCCCAGAAAATTTCAAGACTTATGCCGAGTTGGAAGAGCGTCTCAATACCGTCTTGAATTTGACTCCAGCGGGCGCCCGTGCCGCTCAAGTGACTCGTGTGATGGATGAGGAGGAGGACGAAGACTTCGCCGCTCCCGCCCCTGTAGTGCACCGTGAGGTGGTCTCCTCTAAAGTCGCAGTCGCTGCTGGTGTTGAAGAGGATGATGCTCTAAGTTACTTTGCTCGTCTCGCGGAAGAAGATTGATACATGGGGGAGAGATCCCCCTTTTTTTATGCACCCCAAACCAAATTTGACTTTAAATTACAAAAAAGGCGGAAAAAAAATTCCGCCAAAAAATTGGTCAAAAAAGTTGAGCAGAATTATATCCCCGTTTTTTTCAAATTAGTTTCAATATAATCTGATGATTTTGAATATAGGTTAGATTTGCTAAACTCGTTAACAAATGATTCTATGTAATTCTTTTTTAAAATAAAAATTTCGCGTTTTTCCTCATTCTTCTTTTTTACGTAATCTAAATTAGAAATTGGCGTTATTACACTTGCTCCAGACAATTTAATGATTATATTAAGTTGCGATGAATTTGTGTAAGAAAATGTAAAATCTGCACCTACGTGCAATCCCTCTTTAAGAACAATTTGCCCGCTTGAGTTTTTAATTTCTTTTGTCTCATAGTGATGAATTGCAATCTCATTGCCATTGAATTCTCTTGCAATAATTTTGTATAATTCTTCTTCTTTTAATGGCCAGTCAAAAACGCCATTTATCATATTATTTGTTAAAATGATTACCCAATCATAAAAAGGACTTTTATAGAATTTATCTGCTAGTAGATCTAAACGATCTTCATCGGTAATTGTATATTTTTGAAAAAATACAGCATAGTCAAATAATTCCTCTGCCAGTATAAAACGACGAAAGAAATTTTTTGCGATAACAAAATCTGACTCAGAAAAAGGATATTTTACTGGTTTATTGTCGTATTGAATGTCTGGTAAAAGAGAAAAATACATGTTAGTATGTCCAATCTGATGCTGTGCTTCCTGCCATTGACCCACCAGTAAGTTCTTCTGCAAAAAGCATTTTTAATTCAGTAAAGTCTAATCTTAGCGAGTAAGATACTGGTGCGCCATATCTATGAGCTGCCCATACTCCGTCTGGAGTGTAATTTATGTCAACTTTTGTTAATGCTGCTGGTTTAAATTGAGACACATACTTATTTTTTTGCCCGCCAGTCATAAAACTGACATCAACAATATTAGGAATTCCTACGTAAGATTTAATTGGCGATCCTGCTTCATCATATTTTGGTAAGACGGCATATTTGAATGTTCTTAAAATTTGAATACATTTATTATTTTCAACTTCACTTCTGGGAGACATTTTAAAACTTAATGTAAAATTTCTTACATCAGGACCTTGATATAAATTTTCTGTATTGGGATTTTGAATTTTGCCAGCGGTTGATCCCATAACATCATCAAATGATAATCCTGGCGCCAAATTTGACTTATTCATCGCACCAGCAACAAGACCAGCGGCTATACTTCCTTGCATCGCCGCTTCTCCCTGTTGTTTTAACCCTGCTATAAAATTATCTATCGTAGATTGGGGCGCCCCTGCCATCAATGGACCAGCAGTTGACATTAATCCTTGTGCCATATTGCTAAAGTTTCTGGTAGTCCATCTACCACCATACATTGATGATACATCCTCGGGCATATACAAATCAATAGATGGTAGTACTGTTGTTGTCAATGAAGATCCGCCAGATGATGAATAAGCACCAGGACCTGCGCCACTTACACTCGCAGCAAATTGATTTTCTTTGTCAAATGGTGGTTTATACTTATAAAACTTAAACATAACATAATCACTGACTGTTGTTGTCAACCCATCTGGATACTCGAATCGACTACCTGCTGGTATTCCTTTTGCGGCGCCGTATCCATCCCCGCTCCTAATTGCCATCTGTTACGTCCTCGATGTCTTCTGGTTTGCCATATCCTTTTAGTATTCGTCTACCTTTTAATCTGTCTGTCAATTTTGTATTTGTTTCTTTCCAAACATCGCTTGCTCTGTAGGGGAAAGTGACCTTGTTTCTTTCTGTAACAAAATTTTCTATAGGGAGTGCGATGGCGGTTTCCCACTCATCAATTGCTAAATCCAAAAGAAATCCTTCTACATGACTTGTTATATATTTATGAATGCAACAACGAGGTATGTCAATTTTGTCTTCCATAAACTTTTGAATTACTCTAAGTCTTTTTGTCGGATGTAAATAGTGTAAATTTGCACCAATAAAGTAATCTCTCTCTGCCTTAATTACCATTACTAAGGGAAATGTGTCATAATAAGGCAACCACCGCATTTTTGCTTTATACTCAAATAGATAAACTCTTCCTGATCTAGCAAATCTTCTAATTTGATTTTCGTCTTGATTATCTTCCTCTTCTACTCTATCTCTTTTTTCTTCTCTGACAAATTTTTCTCTTTCTTTGCGATAAGACATTGCCATTTTTTTGGTCTCTTGACGATACCAATTGAAAGTCTTTTCTTCGCCCCCAGTAGATTCTTTAATTCTTTCAAATAATGTTTTATAATTTCTTGTTTTTACTTCTTTTTCTTTTTTAAATCCCTTTCCTGCCATGGATTATACTCCTAGGTGATCTTCGGTAAGAATTAAAAATTGCATTTGTCTATCTTCACACCAGTCACTTGCAGCTTCCCATTTTGCTCTATTTTTGAGAAAAGTTAATACTTTATTTTTATATAATTTGGTTTGTTTTTTTGTTGCTGGTGGGGGAATAGTTTGATTTTTTGGTTTAATTTCAATAAGATATTTCTTAATTTGATCGTCTTTATTTTTTACCTTTATATAAAAATCAACGTAATAACGATGTATTTTGCTATCTAAGGGGGATCGATATGGAATTACAATTTCTTCACTCCCCCATTCAAGAATACTTTCATTGTGATCACAAAACACCATGAATTTTCTTTCCCACAATGATCGATAAATCACGTTGGATGCGTTTCCTCGATATTTTTTCGGATTTACTGGTTTATAGTATCCCGAATATGCCATAAATATAAATACATCTTCCCAAACTATTTATCGACTATGACCGCTCCCAAACACGGATCATTAACTGGGTTTTTAACCACAATTTCTAAAGGTGGAGGCATGTCCTTTACCAATAATTTTGAGGTTAAATTTGTGTTTCCTTCGTCTTCAGAACCTGCTTTTAAAATTAATCAAGCTGGCATTAATATGAATGATCAAACTGTGGGTAATGGTAAAAATGGAGCCGCTTTTACAATGTATTGCGAAGAAGCAAGTCTTCCAGGAGTCCAAGCACAAGTTGCAAATACTAGTGGTAAAAATTTGGGAGAGGGTGCTTGGAATTATCCAACACAACGAATGTATCAAGATATTTCACTTACTTGGATGTGTGATGCAAATATGATGCCCTTAAAAGTTTTACAAGCTTGGATGGAAACAATATTTGTTGATAATCCAGAAAACGAAGAGGGAATACTGCGAAGTGAGTATCAGCTCACAACAGCAGCGACTAAAGCATCAAATACCATTACCAGATTAAATTATTTTAATGATTATAAGTGTAGTTTCATCGAAATTAAAAAGGGAGAAAGAAACGCGACCAGCACAATTGGTCGCACCGCATTAACATATAAATTATATGATGCATATCCATACTCAATAGAGTCTTCTCCTCTGTCTTATGGATCCTCTCAAATAGTCAAGGTTACTGGAAATTTCTATTATACCCGTTGGTCTGTGCACCAAACACCACAATAAATTGGAGTAAATTATGTCTATACCAAAGCCACCCGTGCCAACATATGAGTTGGAATTACCAACAACGGGTAAAACAATTAAATATCGTCCATTTCTTGTTAAAGAAGAAAGAGTGCTTCTGATTGCGCTTGAGTCTGAAGATGATAACCAAATTCGCGATGCAGTTGCAGATGTCATTAAAGCATGTATTCTTACTAGAGGAGTAAAGGTTGAAGAAATGTCCATGTTTGATCTTGAGTATGTTTTTCTTAAGATTAGATCAAAAGCAGTTGGCGAAATGATACAAATGGTGTTTACTGCAAAGGACGATAATGAGACACAACTTCCATATACTTTAAATCTTGATGAAGTCACTGTTTTTAAACCAGAGGGACACAATAAAAAAATTGAATTGTCTGATGACTCTGGATTAATCATGAAATATCCTGGATTTAAACAATTTGTTACGTCACAAATTATTCAAAAAGATCAAAATACAGAAGAAATTTTTGATGTGATTGTAGATTGTGTTGATCAAATTTATCAAGGTGAAGAGGTGTGGGAAGCAAAAACTACGCCTAGAAAAGATATTAGAGAATATTTGGACGCATTAACTAGTAAACAGTTTGAAGAAATTCAGAAGTTTTTCAATACTATGCCAAAAGTATCACATACTTTTGTTTTAAGTAATCCAACCACTGGAGTTGAATCTACGTATGTAATTGAGGGTCTTTCAAATTTTTTCGAGTGAGCTTGTTTCATGATAACATGTTGAATTTCTATCAAACTAACTTTAATTTAATATATCATCATAGATTTTCTTTGACAGAAATTGATAATTTGATTCCTTGGGAGAGAGAAGCATACATAACTATGCTATGTAATTATATTGAAGAAGTTAAAAACGCAACAGTCTAAATGAATCCCGCACAACCACCAGAAGGAATACTAGATCCCAAAAAACCTTATTGGTCTGCTGATAGGGTTGGCGAGGCAACTTGGTTGCGTCTCAAAGGTAATCTAACTGGTAGACGAGTAGAGGGGTTGAGCGAAAACTTCACATCCTATGTAAAACTTGGTGATGCTGATGCTGATAGGTTAATTGAAAACCTTAAAAAATGGGGTAAGTATCCTCAACTAAATCAGACGGATAAGTCTGGTGGTGCATATAATGCTGAAGCATACCAGAAGTGGTTGGTAGAAGAGTTTCTTGAGAAACCTTTCCGCGAAGAAGTAGATAAGAAAATTGAAGAGGCTGCTATACAGTCTAGACTAAAAGAATTAGACGAAACAAGAAAAGAAATTAAAGAAGCAGAAACAAAAGAAGAAGTTGCTG